CCCCACTGCTGGGGTAATTGATACCGCAGTTATTACATCTGGTTGCACACCTGCAACTAAAACTGCCCCGCTACTTGGCGTTACGAAGGAATCTTGTCTAACCGTTGGAGCGCTATACGCTAAGGTTAAATTACCGGTGCTCGGTGTGATTATCTTGTTTTCAATCGTTGATGGGGCGTTACCAACTAAAGTCAGTGTCGCCGCCGCAGGGGTCATCACCTTGCCCGTAACAACAACGACAGGTACGGAGCCGATTATTTCTGCGCCACCGCTAGGCGTAAGGACTGTCCCAGTAACAGCCAACGGAGCCGCCCCAGCGATAGTTAAGTTTTGTACCGCAGGAGTTATAACTTTGGCACTAACAACAGATGGTGCTACGCCCGTAGCAGTCAACGAGCCAACGCTCGGCGTTATAGAAGTTGTTTTAAATAGCGATGGAGCTATACCAGTAAGCGTTAGTGCCCTAACAGCGGGCGTAATAATTGTCTGAACTATGTCTGTGGGTGCAGCACCAGTAAGCGTTAAAGCGCCTGCGCTTGGTGTAATAACTTTTGCACTAACAACGGAAGGCGCTATGCCCGCAAGTGTCAGCGAGCCAACACTAGGCGTAATGATTGTCTGTCTTAGTAACGAAGGAGCAACGCCTGTAGCAGTCAACGCTCCAACGGATGGCGTAATAATCGTCTGAACTATGTCTATCGGAGCAGCGCCAGTAAGTGTCAATGCACCTACGCTTGGCGTAATGATGGTCTGTCTTAAGAGAGAAGGCGCAGCACCTGCGGTAGTTAAAGAGCCAACGCTTGGGGTAATGATGGTCTGAATTACATCTGTTGGGGCCGCGCCCGTAACAGTCAAAGAACCAACGCTTGGGGTAATTACTGTCCCCCTAACAACAGTCGGCGCTACGCCCGTAAGAGTCAGCGACCCCACAGACGGCGTTATGACTGGCCCTGTAACAGCAGTTGGCGCTATACCTGTAAGAGTCAGTGCCCTAACAGCAGGAGTGATTATTGTCCCTCTAACAACCGTAGGTGCAACACCAGCAACGGTCAGCGAGCCTACGCTTGGGGTAATAATTGTCTGAACTATGTCCGTGGGTGCAGCACCAGCAAGCGTTAGTGCTCCTACGCTTGGCGTAATGATGGTTTGAACTATGTCTGTCGGTGCGGCACCTGTAAGCGTTAACGCCCTAACAGCGGGTGTGATGATTGTCTGAACTATGTCTGTAGGAGCCGCGCCCGCAAGTGTCAGTGAGCCTACGCTTGGGGTGATTATTGTTTGAACAATATCGGTCGGGGCTGCGCCGGTAAGCGTTAACGCACCTACGCTCGGCGTGATGATTGTTTGAACTATGTCTGTCGGTGCTACACCAGTAATAGTCAGCGCCCTAACAGCGGGTGTGATGATTGTCTGAACTATGTCTGTAGGAGCGACACCGGTAATAGTCAGCGCTCTAACAGCCGGTGTGATTATTGTCTGTACTATGTCCGTGGGTGCGGCACCAGTAATAGTCAACGCCCCAGCAGCGGGCGTAATAATCGTTTGTCTACGTAGGGATGGCGCAACGCCAGTAAGCGTTAATGCGCCTACTAAAGGCGTTATGTTGGTATTTGCAACCGAAGCACCACCAAGCCCCGAAAACGGTGCGCCTGAGAACGGTGCTTGTGAAAACATAGTTACCTCTCAATGCCCAACAGGGGGAAGGACAGAAGCCGTTCCCCCAAGTATACGAGCACTACCTTATTAGGTTAAGGTAAATATGCCAGTAGCGGCTGGAAGGATAGTTAACGTGTTTGGTGAAGTAACTGTAAACTGGACGGTAGACAACGCACACCAGCACAATAATTTACCAGCGCCAGCACCAGTAGAGTTACGGAGAATCGCATAACGTATGTTAGTTAGAGAAGCGCCAGATGCCGTGAAGGTTAAGCCAATAGTAGACATCGTGAACTTCATCTGTTTTGCAGATGCGCCAACAGTCCATTGCGCCGTTGCAGGGACAAGGTTACGTCCTCCAGCAACATAACCACCAGTAGCAGAAATCTCCGCCGTAATTTGCGCGTACGTACTAAGCGTAAATGTTGAAGCATTGCTCGATGTACGAGCTAACACCATCTTCACTACACCCGCACCGAGCGTAATTGTCCCGTTGCCAATGTATCTCTTGGCGTAGTTGTAAAGTTGCCATGCACTTGCAGCCATGTTAAATCTCCTTAATGTCAGCGTATGATGCGCCAGTTTCTAAAATATGGCGGAGAAGCCCACCATACACTTCCAACTCAATCTCATCGCCCATCATGCGGATAAGGTCGATAAATTCTTGTGCTTGCGAAATCATCCAAGGGTTGCAGTAGAAAATCTTTCCGCCCACATTTACTGGGGCGACTAGTTGTCCGTCATTTTCCTCTTGTTCATAAGCATGGTGTTTGCCATCTTCTAAACATGAATCGCATCCAAATAGGTGAAATCGCTTGAACCCTAGCATTCTAAACAAAGGGATCGCTCTAAGCAATACCGTAGAGCCGCCCGGAATGGGGAACCATTTGTCGTATTGTTCCGCAAGAATGTTGTTAACCATCTCAGCACTTGTGTGCCAAATGTAAGTACGTTCTTTTGGTAACTTCTCAAACACAGATGGGTCACACTGGGATGCAATGAAATACTTGCAGTCATCAACGACATTCTCAACAAATCGCTTATTAAAGTCCCTGCCGTCTACCATTACAAAAGCAGAAGGTGTAACGCCGTTATCCAAGCAATATTGGTAGGCATTGTTGATTGCAACCAACTTAACGCCGTTTGCACGGAGTTCTTTAATCTTGTCCATATTCTCAGCAAGAGACGGCCCGCCTCCCACAATCATTACTTCAACATCATTTGTTGGGTAAGGCTGTACTTGCTGAAAGCCCAGAGAAATGTTGTGTTTGACATTCGCTTTAACTTTTTCATCATCCAAGTTGATGACGCCAATATCTACAATGTCAGCACCAGAAGCCCATGCTGTTACATAGAACAAACAGTATCCATCACGCTCTTCAGACCAATGAATGATGCACTTGCGGTCATTAAACTTCTGCAACCACCACGAATAGGGTTGTACGGTTAGATGCAACTTATGCCCAACCAACTTACCCATGATGTCGTCTTCTGTGGCAATCTGGAAGAAAACGTGTTGACAAGCGGCCAAGCAGTTATCTAGCACACGGTCTACATGATGTGGGCGGATATGCTCCATAACATCTGTACAGAACCCATAGGCGGCGGATACTGGTAATGGCTGGCTTAAATCTGCTTCCACAAAACGCATAGCGTGGCTTTGTGTTTTAAGCATGGGGACAATGTCTTCATCTAAGCAGTTGTCGGCAAAGTCAACCATAGTGACATTTAACCCACCAAAGAACGCTAAATTCAAGGCCCCACGCCCTGTACCACAACCAAGGTCAATAACTGACGCGCCTTTTGGAGGCTTGGCTTGCGCTAAAAACTCTTGGGCAATCTGCTCTCCGGGGGCTACAACTCTGTATTCTGGACGACTCCACATCATCTTGTATAAATCTTTTTCTAACGGGCGATCGTTAGTGATTTTTACTTCTGGTGGGTCAGAAAGAACAGAGGAGAAGAAAGTCATGCGTTCCCTTTTAAGAAATACGAATAATCGCAGATGTATCAGTGACTGCGGGGAATTGTACGGTAAATGTGGTAGTGCTGGTCTTATCCGCACCAAAATCTAACACACAAACTGCCCCATCAGCACCGGTTTTATAAATCAAAGCGCCCCTTGCGGTGATAGCTCCAGACCATGAGGCGTTGCTGAACGATATGTACGAGGTAGCCGCGCCAGTCTGATTGCCCGTAGTTGGGGCCTGCGATATGGTCAAAAGATTTCCACCGGGCGTATAGCCTGTAGCCACCACTTCACCAGTTGTTCCTGTGTAAGTAGTGGTAGTTGCATCAAGCGTTGCCGCGTTGGTGTACAAAGCGATATAGAACGTGCCACTTGTAAAGTCAAACGAGCCATTCATCAAGCCCGTCTTAAACGTATTGCATGTCCAATTTCCTGTAAAAGCCATCTCAGGTCACCGCCTGTCTATATTGACCAGAACGATACGCATCCTGACGCTCCATACCGTCGCCAAGGCGTTTAGCAAGTGCTAGTGCTTCCTTGTACTTACCATCATATAGAGCCATCATATCCTGTTCGCCTTTTAGATATGTGTACGCCTCAACCAATGAGCCATAGAGTAAGACACTATCAAAGTTATCCCCCAGCCAAGTCTGCCCTGTGCTGTTAGAAACTGAATATACCGTACCAGTAAAAGTAGTGCCCGTGCCGCCGATATTTGCCACAGCCGCGCTTATGGCATCGCCAACCACATAGGATGAGCCACCCTGCGTAATAGTTACAGTGGTCACGAAACCACCAGATACCACAATAGTGGCTAACGCACTGCTACCAGAACCACCAGTCAACGGCACGTTGTAATAAGTTCCAGCCGTCAAACTACCACCCGGAGTTACGAGCGATACCAAGGTGATCACACCTTGAACAATGGTTGCTGGATAGTAGTAATAGTGCAGTTCTACGTCATATGCGGCATTTGGAGTCGGCCCAAGAATGAAAGACAACTCATTAGTGATTTCGCCCCCACTAATAGTTGGGCCAAACAATCCGTAGTACTTAGGAGCGCCCACGTCGGTAGTTGGGTTTGGGTACGCCTGACGTATGAAGTTCACATCTTTGTTTAGCAGGTACTCGTAGTTACCGCTGGCGTCAATCACAGCCATTGAATAGGTAGCTAGATAGTCGTTTGGGGCTGACAAATACGGGCTTGCAGAAGTCAAAGTACCTGTTACGTTTTTGCGTAACGATGGAAACTGAACCGTGTTGTAAATGCGCTGCTCTGCCTGCGTAATGAACGTATTCATATCCGCAACGTCAAAAGTATTCTCCGTGTAATCGGAGATCGCAGTTACAAGCTGGCTGTAGTTCATGCCATCGGACCCCGTGCCATCAAGCCTTTAGTAGCCGCGCCAGTACCACGGACTTTGATGCCGTCGGTCTTTGTTGGCTCGTTACCAGCAGAAATACTGTACTGTCCAACGCTTGCATCAGACGTGTCTAATCTGCTACGGTTTGGCTCTTTGCCGGGGTTCTCTTGAACCTTAACGCCTTTACCAGACATGTTGTGTGGTTCAGCGTAGACACTGGCGGAGCCAATCTCTTTACCGCCTTTTTTCATGCTAAAAGTAGCCATTATTTGCCCCTTTGGTTCGCAACGCGAGCCATGTTACGACCCATAGACTTCATCATCTCGCCTGTCACTCCGCCCTTTTTGAGCTTAGTCATAGGCTTGCCGGGATGCAGTTTCTTCTCGTGCTTGTGCACGGCACCTGCGATCATTTTCTTGTCTTGCTTTAAGTCTGCTTTATCCATATTCAACTCCTAAGTTGTTGCTATCGTAACTGTACCAAGTTGTACAACCAAATTCAAATTGTTTGGCGTCAATGACGCATCAAAACTACTCGCCCCGCCTACTGGTGCCCAACCCCATTGAAAGATTCGGCTACCACCACCAGAATACCCATCTGCTAACAGACCAGAAATCACATAACTCCGATCAGGGCGTGGATTTCTCAACGCCTGTGGGTCGTCCACGGGGAACATACCCAACTGCAACTGCGGATGGTCTGGGTCCCAGCACTCTGGGCACACCAACAAGTTGTAGTTCTTTAACTTGATAATCTCAGTCTTCAGAACCTTCAACTTAAACCGCTGACCACAACGGTCACACTCCGAAATTGCATTCTTGCCGGAAGCAAAACGATTACCCATTAGATAACCCTGCCTCTCGTTCTACCTCTTGCAGCAACCCCATCCGCACGGCTAGAAGCAGTTACTTTACCGCCTTTTTTCTTAGGGGTTGGCATTCTCAACTCCGTTGACCCGGCAAAAGGACTTTTCCCACTCTTTTTTCTTGTGCGTGCCCACGATTCCGCTTTATCGTATATCTCATCCGTAGGCTTTTTGTCTGCTAAAAGATGGTCAAGTTCTTTCTTTGTTAGCGTTGGAACAACAAGTGGATATTCTCCCTCGTCATTTTCAGAGGATATTTCAGTTGCAGTGCGCCCACTTTTAGTTGACAAGCCGCCAAAATACCCTTTACCTTTTACACCTTCACCAGAATGACGAAGCCCATAAGGAGCTAACCCTTCATCCCCGCTAAACTGTTTTAATCCAGTTGCCACGACTACCTCCCGATGTAGGTCTGTCTAGGAACCAAACGCAATGCTGCCTTCTCATGATCTTCGTATGCTGCCAATTCCCATGCCTCGTCATACTGTTGCTTCAATAAGCCAATCCGCTCCATGCCCTGCGGAATCTTGCCAGCGATGTAGTACGACAGACCAGCCGCCATACAAGGAATGAATCTAAACGGCACGTCCATGATGTTCACACCGCCACCTGCGTCCTGCGTGCGGCGTAGACGCCAATACACAAATGTATATGGTTGCGAGTTGTCAGGGGTAGGCCAAACAGTTATGGCTGGCACTTGTTGCCAGTACACAGTAGCCGCAGCGCTGTGCCCTGTAGCGATCGTGTTTTGCTGACCACGGAAACAGTTGTACAACGTACCGCTGACAGCGTTTGTATTTTGAGTTATATACCCGTAATTGATAATCTCATCATCAATCTTTACAAACCCAGATGCGGGTAAACCCGTAACATCGCTCAACACGATTGTGTCTGATGTATCTGTAATTGTTGTGGTTAGCGTAGAAGAAACAGGGCTAGTCTGCCCGTTGTAGCGCTGAATCCAAACCTGAATAGGTCTGGCTTGGGTTAACTTGTTCGGGATCGTAGCGTAGGTAGAAACGCTAATCCGCGTGATTGTCAGGTCGGCTTGGTTAGCCGTGTTGTTTGCATCTGTACGAATCAGATGCTCAAGCAAGTCAATCGTATCGTTTGGCAGGGGGTATGTGTTCTGACCGGGAACGAGAGTGATAGACCCCGTCTCAATAGTCCACATATTGATGCCACGGTTTGCCCAATCAGCAAACATGATGTTGAGGCTACGACGTGCAGTACGCAGGTCGTATCCAGTACGCAGTTCACTACCGGCGCGTTCAAACGCCTCCTCGACCAACTCGGTGAGGTCAAGGTTAAAGCCATATGCGCCAGATGTATTAGCCATTATCTAAAGCCTGCTGTTTTCTTTGCTATGCCTTTAGGCTGTGCTACGAATTGTTTTCCGGCTTTTTTGCCAGCGCGTTTCGCACGCGTTGTTGCAGCGTACTCAGCAGGGCTGAGACTTTTGATCGCAGCTTCTGGAAGGTATCGCTCACCTGTTTTACTAGACGGTTTTCCACTTTTGGTTCTCCATTTTTGGTCACCCCAGTTTTTTAAGGACTGCT